ATCGAACTAACCTGTTTGAGAATACTCAGCCCTTCGTAATTACGGAGGATACCGGCAAACTGATAGCCGATTGGTGTGCTCAGGGAGTTGCACCTGTACCGGATGCATCTGCCGCACCGGATGCCGCTAATGTACTATATGGATGCAAAACCATTGCCGACCTGAAAGCATGGAGAGAGCAGTATGGCAAAACAATAACACCCAAATTAAAGGCCGATTCATTGTTGAAGTATAAGGAAATAAATGACGCCGATGCAAAGTATAATGAGGCTAAACAAATGATTGCTAAGGAAGCAGCACAAAAGGAGGAAACAAATAATGGATAACGAAATATTTATACCGATCCCAGGAGAGGAACTAACTGCCCCAAGGATCGTCTCATTATTCGAGACCACCAAGGCGCAAAGAGCGACCTTTGTAACCACCATCATTGATGGCTTGGATGATGGATACATTAACCCGCTACGCTTAAAATTCCAGCTTAAATGTATGGAGGACTTGATTAAGCAGATAAATGAAGATAATTCATTTAAGGATGCCGTACTGACCGAGGCGCAGAAGCACGGCAAAGGGAGCCATGCCTACCTTAACTGTGAGTTTTCTGTTAGGTCAACACCCGGCAAGTATGACTACACTAAAGATGCAGAGCATGTACAGCTAAAGGAGTTGCTAAAGAACCGTGAGACCTACTTAAAAGGGCTGCCATCTTATGGTAAAGAAACCTTTACCGAGGACGGGGAGTTGATCGTGGATTACCCCCCGCAATACACTGCCGGAGCCGATGCGGTGTTTATCACTTTAAAATAAATTGTATGGCAAAAACAGATCCTTTAGATTGCGCTATTAAATGGAAAAAATACCGTGATGTTCATTATGGGGTTTATCGGGTTACCAACGATATTCCAGGTTATGAAAAGTCTATGAAGATTTTTCAGGCAATCATTAATGATTGGATGGAAGCCTATAATGAAAACTTATTAGAAGCCATTACCAATATTTGCGAAAAGGAACCTGATGCAAAATTTCAAATTAAGTTCCTTTGCGCTGGTTATGAATTAGCCGCTGGCATTGATTACACATTAAGAAAATACTAATATTATGAATAGAGAAATTAAATTCAGAGCATTTGAAACAGAACTCGCAAGGGGTAGAATGTTTGAATGGGAAGAAATAAGACGGGAATTTATGCTTTTTCTTAATTGTAAAGAAACCTTTGTAATGCAATTTACAGGCTTAAAAGACAAAAACGGCAAGGATATTTATGAAGGTGATATACTTGTAAGTTCTTATAGTCGTGATACAACAGGAACAGATATTGTCCTTACAAAAGAAATTGTAGAATACAATATAAATCAATATACAGGCGAAGCTAAGTATGAGTTGCTTTTTATTGAAAGGGCTCAGATCATTGGTAACATTTACGAAAACCCGGAACTAATAAAGAATTAATATGGCAAACGAAATAAAAGGCAAAATCAGCCACCTCTTACCGGCAGAAACCGGAGCGGGTAAAAACGGCAACTGGAGGAAGCAGGTTATAGTATTGGCTCAGGACGGCCAGTACCCGAAGTCAGTGGCGTTAACGATATGGGGAGATAAGATACCTATACCTAATATCGGTGCCGTTGTTACGGCGTTTATAGACATTGAAAGCCGGGAATATCAAGGCAAATGGTACACAGACGTTAGGGCTTTCCGGCTGGATACAATCAGTAATGAGCAGGAACCTGTAAATAGCTTTAAACCCGAGCCACTCGGTGAAGATGGCTTACCGTTTTGACATGGAAGGAGGCCTATGCTGCGGCCTACAAAAAGCACAATACAGAACCGTTCCCTGCATCTATGGCAACCGGATACTTTCGGGTTACTTACCCAAAAGTTTTGACCGCCAATGGCCTAACTGAATTTGTAATAAACTATCTTACATGGAATGGTTGCCGGGCAACCCGCATAAGTTCTGCAGGTCGTTACATAGCCGGGATTGGATACATACCGGGAACTACAAGGAATGGTAGTGCGGACGTCAGTGCAACTATCTTGGGTAAAGCGGTAATGCTGGAGGTAAAGGTTGGCAGTGATACGCCATCACCCGATCAACTTAAGGAGCAGGCACGGGAACGGGCTGCCGGTGGGATTTATGAGTTTGTATATGACCCTGATAGTTTTCTTTCACTTTATAATTCGTTGATATGAAAACACTTACTTTATTACTTTTATTCGTCTCGATCAACCGTGCCAGAGCGCAGCGGTTTATAGGCGGCTCCCTTGGTTTCAATGCTAAGATGGAAAGGGTCGTCACAATCGAAGCCGGTCAGCGTTTCGGGCGTTTCACTGCGCTTGCTGATGTCAGGGGAGCCGATGCTTTAAACTACGGGATCGGGGCAAAGGTGGGTGCATCTGTGTTCAAGGACGTAACAAAGCAGCGGCCGATCTACCTAATTGTAGGATCGTATTATGACCGCTTTGTTTGGGACAAAAATACATATAGGGAAGTCCGTCCTGCTGTAGCGATAAGGATACAGGACTATAGCGGGTTCTATGAGTTTCAGTACAGCCAAAACACAATTTATTTTACAATCGGTTACCAATGGAGGAAAAAGAAATGATACATAATCGTTTATTAAATGCTTTAAAATTTGGTTATTGGGCGTTTAAAAACCCGTTAACAATTTCGGCAGATAATTTTAAAATGCTAAGTGATTTACTTTGCTTAATACTGAGTGTTTCGAAAGAAAATAAACACAGAATGACACACATTGCATTTGTCCACCCAATATTAGGAGAGCAACAAATAGTATCAATTTGGGCAGGTGCAGGAATGGAATCAGACCCCAATAAAAGAATAGCGGAACTGTTAAAAGAAAACGCTTTATTGAAAGCTCAAATATATAATATCAGCATTAAAATAAAATTATGACTTGCAAACCATGCTTACGCTATGTAGGCGCAACTTTAGCAGAAGCGGAAAGCCTGGCGTACTACTGCGTAATGAATTTTTACGTTACTGAAAACCCGGAATACATTAAAAATAAGGATCTGTATAAAGGTGTTAGCTGTATGCATATCAAAACCAGGGTGTTCCCGATCGTTCTGATGCGGTACCTGATGTTTTGGTTCCTGATAAAACAAGGCTGGAAATTACAGGCAATAGCCACGCATTACGGCCTAAAAGACCATACAAGCGTATTTCACGGGAAGCAGAAAATACAGGAAACGCTGAGCCTTAAACATGATACCGATATTAAGGATGCGGTGCTGGCGTTCATTGGGTTTGTGAAGTAAAAAATAACAAATATGCAAAAGAAAATTAGGGAAATAGTATTTAATAAATACAATTGCAAGTGCGCTTACTGTGGAGTTCAATTAGATAAGGGATGGAATGTTGACCACATAAAACCAACAGTGAGCGGTGGAAATAATAATTTAGATAACTTAAACCCATCCTGCAAAGACTGCAACAATTACAAATGTCACTCAGATATAGAAACATTTAGAATGTATGCAAAACAAATGTTTAACACAAAGCCTGAATACCTTTTTAAGAGCAAAACAAAAATGCAAGTTGCAATAAATATGGGTGTAATTATTCATAAAGAATGGGATGGGATTTTTTATTATGAGCGTCTGCTTCACCAACCTATAAAATCTTGACCTTTGCGTTTACGACAACATCATGCGGTGCGTCCTCAAAGTAGGCGTTAAGCCGGTAGCCAAAGCGCGGCATTTTGACCTTATCGAAAAGCAATATGAAACTGTAGTATTCACCTACCTGGCGGAACCTCGCAATGACGGGATAAGACCTGATGCCGTTGTTATATTCATAGCTGGCAAACTCAAAGGTCTTGCTTTCAGGTCTGTACCTAACCCCTAACCTCCGGCTAAATTTATGGTGTTTACCTGCACTTATCCCGCCCACCTTCTGCCACTTAGCTTGCTTCTTTTTGTCTTGGAAGTCCACCATCCACGAGTGATTAATGTACCCGCTTATCTCAACGCCTTTCGGCTTCCAGTGTGGCCATAGCGAAAAGATACGCTGCCACCACCGGACATAGTTGCGCCCTTTTGGTATTACTTGTTGCATAATATTTACCCCGCTAATATGCCACCGCCTACCGTTAATATTAAGCTCAACACGCCCATAAACAACAGCGTGTAACTTCTTGGTAACCCCTGTACCTGATGGCTGTAGAACTCCCCTACAGCAAGGACGGCAGCGGTAACAAGACCGGCCAATAGGTATTGAACAAACGTTGATTTGTCCGGCCCCTGTCCGGTTGCAAAGAAGATAATAATACCGAGAAATAACGGTACAAACGGCAGCGCAATAGCTATGCCCTTGTTGCGGTCTTTGCGCCTGGCTTCCTTAACGGATTCACTGGTGTAATGTGGTTTGTTTTCCATTGTAATTTGTTTTATGTAATATACGTGATTAAATTTATTTAAGTTAGTATTTTTATAATTTCAGAGAATCTTTTTTGCCGATCAGCAATGCCAATAGTTCCGCCATTAATTTTTTTTGTAACTTCTTTTACGGTTAATATATCTTTTATCCGGTTTTTATCCCAATACCAAAAGGCACTAATTACAGAATCTTTTGCCGTCAATAAAAGATCGGGATCAGTAAGCAAACGCATGTCATTATAAACCGCTTCACTGCAATTACGGTAGTTTAATCTGCCCGTAACTTGTATAATTCCCCGGCCACGAAATAGCCAGCCATCACCCGGCTGTGAATTGCCCAACCTACGTCCATAAACATGATTTGCAATAGCTTGTGGATTACGGGCAAGCTGTGCAGCCAATGCAGCGGTAAAACGGGTAGGCCATGTTTTGCGCAAGCCTGATGCACTATAATTTAAGTTTTCTTGAAGCCTTGTATATCCCGCACTTTCGTGCATTGTTTGGCTTATAAAATGAGCGGTTTGTATAATATTAAAACCACGCTTAGTACAGCCACTTACAACGTGGTGCAAAAAAAGTGGTGGTATTACTGTATTTAGTTTAGATAGATTCATTCTTTTTCTTTTTAAATAGAGGCACCAATAACCCTAATGAATGCAGCCCGAATAAGGCTATTATCAACCACAAAAAAATATCCGGTTTTGTCTTGGTTTCCTTAACCTTTGTTTCCTCTTTTCGGCTCTCTAGGATGGATACTTTAAATGCGTTGCTGTCGAATGTATTCACCACCTTTTGCTCCTGAAAATTGCCACGTTCGTAAATTCGTGTAGTGGGGAACACGTTGTTAATGATGGTGTCGCCGCCTACGGGACGCCCGATCAACGAACCTTGACCCCAACCAATTCCAATATCGGGATTAATGCCTTGATCTATACCAACAACAGGACGCCCAAATATCTCCGTCCACCGCTCATAGTCTCCCTTCTTATTAATCTCCGTATTGGTTTGCTTAACGGATCCGCTGTCCCTTGTTTCGGCTTTGGTTTCCTCTACCTGGTTTTTATCAACGTTCCTGGTGAAACCGCATCCCGTGCAGGCTACCGCTACCCACAAAAGCACCAATATTGCAAGGCAATACCATGCAATCAGTTTCGTATCGGGATTAAATTTTATTTTCATCTTCAGTAGTTTTGCCATAATTCCGATCGCTCGGATTAAGGTAGTTATACAAAACAATTAAGCCAGCAAACGCACCGGCTCCCAATACCTCTTTCCATTCCAAACCAATCACGCTACCGTGACCGATCACGACCCCAACCATAGCCGTTAAACTTAACCGGAACATGCTTGCTGCTATGCGCTTAATCTCGTTCATTGTCTTTATCTTTTAAAAGTGTTTCAAAAAGGAAAGTATTACGCTGTATGGCCTGCGTGTTTTCCTTAATTATAACCTCCTGAAACTCGATCCTTTTATTAAATTGTTCATTAACCTTAAACGCCAAAAAAGAACAATAACTTATGAATATTACGCACATTATTTCGAGCGGGTAAGTTTTCATTAACGACAACTTTTCTTTGCTGATTTCCATGATTCAATAATGATTTCTCCACGAGGATGAACTAAATGTTTGACTAACTCCGGTACTGCCATCCGTTGCCGTTGCATCAGTACAAAACACTATCAACCCGTTTGCAGGGCTTGCGATTGCATTGCGTTGTGCTATTGTCATTCGTGGCGGCAGGAAGCCCTGTGTGGTGCTTGTTACGTCTAAAACGGCAGTAGCAGCGGGTGTAAGGGTACCAATTCCCACGCCACCACCAACAGGGTTTAAAAGGAGCGCAGATACTTGGCTTGCTCCATTACGCATCTGTATATAACCCCTATTGGCTGGTGTCAAGCCCTGCGATATAAGCCAATTAGCCGAGTTAAATATTGCTAAACCCTGCACCACAGCCGAACCTATTGTAGGTGTTTCGTTTGTAGTCCAAAACCTAAACCGTAAAGGATTAGCCGCTGAACCTAGATCCATGTTGCCATCCGATGCGATTTGCAATCTTGTTAGATTATTAGTAATCAAACTTAAAGCGTCATTATTTCTACACCCTATTGTAAGGTTGCCGCTGTAGTCAAAAACTGCTTTGTTACCGGTTGCAGGTCTGACCACGCTAATTGATCCCAAGACCTCTAACCGTTCAGCAGTTGGTGATCTACCTATGCCCACGTTGCCGTTAGCCAACACAGTCATTTGCTCCACATTGTTAGTACGGAAAACCAAGCGTTGATTATCTGTTGTACCAAGGAAGTCGTTAGCAGGGTTTGTACCGGCGTTGCCTAATGTACCCCAACTTGCGCCCGTGAGTGCGTAGGTATTAGCAGCCCGTTGCCTGCTTAAAACAGAAGCGTCAGCCGTATCAACCCTTACGGTATAAACAGGGGTCGTTGTGGGATTCGTTATGCTGCTTACAATACCCAATCCATCCACTTTTCCGAAACTTGTTACCGTTCCATTGACTGAAATAGGAGCAAAAGTATTGGCCGCCCGTTGTCTGCTTAGTATTGAAGCGTTAGACGTATCAACTGCAACTGTATGTACGGGCGTAGTGGTCGGATTCGTGACGCTGCTCGTAATTCCTAACCCGTCTATTTTACCGAAACTCGTAACCGTACCGCCCCCGCCACCGCCTGCAATCCTTACCACATCACCATCACTATTAACTCCAATCGCTTCACCTGCTAATGTTGAACTTGCACTTGTCAAGTTTTGGAATCTCAATCCCGATGTACCTGCGCTTTCACTTGTAATGTGTAGAGTATTCAAAGGTGTTACTGTTCTTATGCCTATCTTACCCGTGGCAGTTGGTACAATAGATGGGTCATCTGATGTTATGTCTGAATAAGTGTGCAAACCAAAGAGTACACCACCTAAATTTATTGAGTTTGCAGTTGCGTCAGGTAAGCTGATATTGGTTCCTATTATAATATTATTTGAACCAATATTATTACCTGTAAATGATAATCCTGTTCTAAATCCAAACAAAGTTGAAAAAGATGCACCTGTTGCCTCATTTCCTGCCTGTTGACCAAAGAAGTTTGAATGAGTTGCACCTGTTGCACCAAATCCGGTAAGACGTCCAAAGAAGTTTGAATTCGACGCGTTTGTTGCACCATTTCCAGCAGCGTCTCCAAAAAAGTTTGAAAAAGATGCACCTGTTGCCTCATTTCCTGCCTGTTGACCAAAGAAGTTTGAATGACTGGCACCTGTTGCACCGTTTCCAGCAAATGCACCAAAGAAGTTTGAAGCACCTGCACTTGTAGCATCAAATCCTGCCTGTGTACCAAAAAAATTTGAAGACTGTTGATTACCTGCATCCAATCCAAAACTCAACCTATCCGAATAAAATCTTGCTATTTGTAAGTTGTTTCTGCGTATTACGAAATCTACGTTATCAGTTGATCCTATAAAGTTTACAGTAGGGTTTGTTCCCGCATTTCCTAATAAACCCCATCCGCTTGCGCCTACGCTGTCACGTGCTGCAAACCGTGTTCCGTTGCTAAGTAATAAAATGGTGCTATCAAGCCCCGCATTCTTACCATAGCTTACAACTGTAGGTAGCGGAGCGGGTATATTTGCAGTTTTAGCATAAGGCGCAAGCATCGAAGCCGTATCGCTAAGGTTTAATTTTAAAGGATTGTTGACAATCGGCCAACGATTTAACCGCTGTAAATTAGCGGTACCCGGTGCGCCACTTACAACGGGCTTCCAAGTTATTGTATCCGATTGCGTCCCTATATTCGGTAGCCTTAATTCGCTCCTTAACTCAACCTGACCGCTTACCCCTAACTGCACGTTTGAAGGTATGGCAGCAGGGCTTCCGATCCTAACTTGTACCAATGCGCTGTCATACGTGAACCGGCTGCTCCCGTGTAGCTTGCCATTTATAGCAAAAATTACGGCATTGGTTGCATTGCCCGTACTATCAAGAAAGTTCCGTATTCCTACGCTCGTGGACGACCTCACCCACTGTTGACCGACCTTCACCCATAGCGTTGAATCCGCCGTTCTTAGGAACAACGCCCCATCCATCGAAGCCGACCATTTGGGGTTGCTCAATACCGGGGTATCAAGTCCCGCCGGGATCACAAGCATAGTATCGGCCTTCAATCCACGGAACTGAAACGGCGTGTTTTGTTTCTGAAATACCTGAGCGCTAAGCCCGGTTGTAATAAGTAATAATATTAAAAGTCTAAAAACCATTCTCCTGATATTTGTAGTGAAATTTGAACGCTGGTGAACTCCTGAGCGGCTCCATTTATAGATAGGCTAGCAATGTAGCAATCACCGGATATTTCGTAAGGTGTGCTGCCGTCTAGCCACTGATAAATAAATTTCAGAAGCAGCTTTGCCTTATCCCATGTCAGCAATATGTCGCTCGCCATTTGAGGATCACCCCCTAACGCCGTTATAAACACCATGTCGGCAGTAAGTGTTCCGCTTCTGTAGGTCGGCTTAACGGCAACAAAATCAGAGGTGGGACCCGTTACCTCTACCAATTCATTATTAAAATTAATGGTGTCGCCGGTAGTGCATCCCGCTATCTTATAAACAAGATCAACCGAACTTGCTAAAAATATTTTGCTGAAATCCCCTTTGATTGGTGTCATATCTTTTTATTTATCTATATCCTCCTGCCGCTGCAAAATCCATACACTATCCTTTACGATTGTATCCACTACATCATAACTAATATAAGCCAGAAGCGCACTAAATTTATCGTTCTTTATATCCCAATCAAAGGCAACCACAACGCATTTATAAGGGGTTGCAAAGCCTGGTATATCAACCTCGTAAATGTCACCTATATTTAGGTTTTTGCCGTATAAATCAACCTCGATATAAAGTTGTGGTTTAGCAAACAAACGCATGTAGGTGTTAGTAGCGAACTCAGTGGGTCCCCATTCCTTGCTTGTTGACATATAATCGCTTATAAAGTCACCGGGTACTTTGTCACCAACGGCATCATAAAACAGGCTTACATAATCGTCAAATAGTGTTGATGGATTCGGATAAATCTCGTTATCAAAAGCTAGCCCAATTGTTTCAAATACTTCATTTGGTCTGACGCCCTGATTATCTTTCCTACCCAAAGACTTAAATACTTTGTAATCCGTATCCAATACGTCTTTACCTATACCGAAGTCCGCATAACTATATCTAATATATGATGTTGCACTATTATATGTGGTTCCTAAAACCGGTACCTCAGGTCTGTATATTATTATTGTAACCTCGCCTTCTGCCGGTGCCAATGATGTGCGGGAAGTGATATAATTAATCTGACTTTCACCAATCAAAACTATTGGCGTTGCCGTAAGTATCCATTCGTTTTCCGTATTTAAAAAATAGATATTCGCAGCACTCTGAAACTTTAAACTTATACGGGCGTTAACTAATCCCACCCCTGAAAATGTGTTGTTATAATTAAGAAACAACTTCATCTGACTGCTTGCCGCTACCGTTATTCCCGTCTGTTCATAGGTGTCAGTACTGTTTGGAACACTACCGACATAGTTACCCCTTACACCAAAGTAGCTAATACCCGCTAGTATTACTTGACTATAAATAACGGTCGCCAATGTACCGAATTGTTCCCAATCTATGAATCCCTGATTAGGTCCCACCGTAACGTAACGAGTGAAGTCACGGTTCTTAATTGCGTGTCGTGTATTGTAGTGAAAACTTTTGCCCGTTGCCTTGCTCAAAGGGCTTTCAAAACGGACATTTAAACCCCGTGATAATATTTCAAAGTTTGCGAGTAATGATGCCGGGTAAAGTGCTAAACTTTTATCAATGAAGTTATCAATTACCCAGTTCCCGCCCTTCTGATAAATGGTGCTTTGCATCAGCCTTAATTCCTTGCTTAGCAAAGTGTATGCCATTTGTGGCTCCACACCGTTAAGGTCTAAACACATTATTTGTTCCAGATATGTGTACTCATGTATTGGTACCGATTGACCAAAGTATCTAACCGATGTGTTATAAACGAAGGGTAATGTTATGTTAGTGTAGCCCACCTGTCGCTCGATCATGGTTTTAATGGGCTGCAAAGCTATGAAGGCGTCCTGGAAAACATTGTCCGGACTGTTCTGCAGGGATCCAAGATTATCACTAAATTGTAACGTCAATTCACGAAGCCCAAAGGGCGTATAGTTCGCACTTGTTTGGGGCTGCAACCAACCGTACCATTCAAAGCCATTTGCACCAGTTACCTCTATAAACCATGTCTTGTTATCCGCTAAAACGAACTCCGCAATTTGAGCCGGTTGAAGGCTAATTATAACGGTTAATTGACTACCACGGATCGGCCATAAAAGGTTTGCATTATTTCTGTCGTATCCAAGTATCACGAAGTTCCTGCCCGGCATAAAATCAAGTTGCTCAACGGTTCCGGCAAACCCTTCCTGCTTTATTAATATAACAAATTGCTCCCCGTCTTTAACCGTTAGAAATGTAAAACTATATTTGTTTGCTAAAGCCATTACCCGAAGTTGTTTTGCCTGTTTCCGCTTGCCTGGTTTAAAATAAATAGTAAGTTGTTGCCGCTTATAGCCGTTGTTAATGTACCGCCACCGCCACCACCCATGCCGATGCCGCTAACTATCTGACCCGATGTTGATGGTACAAATATTTCCGGCCCTGCTTCACCCACATTGTAAGCCACCCCGGCGTTAACGGGTCCGCCGTTGGCACGACCACCAAGTAAGGCAGTAAGGAAGCCACCACCGCCACCTGTACCGGCATTAAAAGCCTTAGTAATTGCCTGTAGAATAAGAGCCTTTGCAATAGCTTTTATTATCTCCAATACGAACCCCTTAACGGAATCAATGAGTGAATCAAATAAGTTTTCACCCGATGCAATGGCATTAAATATGCCGTCTATTGCACTCGATGCAATGCCGGAGGTCACGGTCTCCATATTAATATTAAGCTCGTCAAACGCCAAAGCCAATCCGCTAACCGAAGCACGAGCCGCAGCCGCCGCAGCATCTTGCGCCTCCAATGCCGCCGCCGATGGACCTAACAGGCTGGCGTTACCGGCAAAAGTTGGTACCGCAATTAATGATGCGGCCTTTTCCGCTATACTTGCCTTTTGCTTAGCAGCCGTAACCCTATCAACTTCTTTGCTTAATGCTATCAGTCCATTTGTTTCGGCAGCTATTACCTCAATTAGTTTCGAGCCCGTACCAACCCGCAAGGCGTTGCTTGCTTCAAGTTTTTTAAGGGCGACATCTTCGCTATAAATAGCTAAGGCACTGTTATTAGTTGATTCATTTAATTCATCTTTTATAACTTTAGTATCTTCTAATTTAGCCCCTAAATTAGCTGTAGCAGCCGCACCTTCATCAACGAATTTATTATAAAATGCTTGCTGCTTATTTAGCTGATTTTGAGTAGCAATGAGCGGATCTAATTCTTTTTGTAATTCAACGGCAGACCTACGTCTCTGTTCGTCCGCACTTATAAAAGTTCTGCTCCCATCGCCTACCGTTAAGTTAGTACGGTCTCTACCTTCGCCAAATGTCGCAAGCCTGTCACGAACCTTTAAGTTTTCATTAAAAACCTTATTTTGTGCGTTAGCTATTTTTAATTCCACAGCCAATTGTTTAGCCGCTATTTTTGTTGTGACCTCAGTGGCAGCCCTTGCCTTAGCTGCTTTGCCTAAATCTATCGCTAAGTTTGAATAAGCATTACCAACCTGTCCGGCTAATATCTGTTCCTTTGTTAAACTACCGAAATAAGCCGGATATTTTTTTTGCAATTCATCAACAAAAAAGATACGCTGCTTCTGTGACAGGTTTGTGTTTTCAATTCCCCGGCGCAAGGCGTCAAGCCCTATCGTTTCCTTTGCCGATGCTTGCCGTGCAGCCTCACCAAAGCCCTCTATAGCAGCCTTTGCCGCTTCTGTAGATTTAGTCAAGTCAACTGCATCTTTTGCTCCCTTGCCAAACGAAGAAAAAAACGCTTTTATTTCAGGCCCGAAGGCAATAAGTGCTGAGGTAACAGCACTTACAGCAAGGGCAATACCGGCTGGACCAAGCAATGCACTGCCCAAGGCTTTTAATGCACCGCCCGTACTACCGGTTGACCTGCTTAACCGTCCAAACGATTCTATCAAGGGGTCAATGTTGTTGGCAATACCAATAATTCCAAACGGCGCATCCTGTATTACCCGTCCGAAGTTGGTAAGCGCATTGGTTGCATTCGGTGTCTTAGTGGCTATGGCCCCCAATCCCTTTGCAAAGCCCTGCGTGGGTGTGCTTAATGCCGTTATCCTGGCTTGTGTTGCACCTAAGATATTATTCAGTCTTTCTATCTGTTTCGGGTCTGTGGCAGCAAGCAAGGCGGCCTGTAGCTTCGGCAGCCTACCGATTAGAACACCTATTGTCCCGGTTAAGTCCCGGACGGGTTTGACATCAGGTGCAGACTTCGTTTTTTCCAGAGCCTGCAGAGCCTTTTTAACCTTATCTAATTCGGCTTCAAGTTTCTTATATTCCTTTGTGCTACCGCCGACCTCCTGCTCAACCTTTTTGCCAAAGCCGACAATGTCAGCGGTTGCCTGATCCACCTCAGCCCGTAAAATAATATCTAAAACATTATCAGCCATTATTTTGCTTTTTCTTGCCTTAAAAATTGTACCATTTCGGCAAATGTAGCCTTCTCTTTTTCGCCGTCTATAAGCGGTAGTTTCATCATGTCGGATGGCCGCTTGATCTTCTTTGCGCCGGCCATCCGTGCGATCACGGTTCCAAGCCACCGGAACGAATCCAATTCGATCTGCTTCCTAAGTTCATTACCGGCTACAAGTTCATTGTATTGTACAATGGTGAATCGGTAGTATTCCCAGGGCCTTAATCCTAATACTCCAAAGGCGTACTGTCTAACTTCACTGTAGGTGCTATCTTTTTTTTTGCGGGTTCGGAACCGGCTTCCGTAATGGTTTGCGCCACTTTGCTTTTATTGTATTCAGCAAGAACCTTCAACAGCGTATCGGCCAAATCAGGATCGTTATTATTGTCCTCCAAAAACATGAATACCTCACCCCTTGTTACAGAAGGTGCTTCATCATATCCAAGGCAATAGTTTTCATGGGCGTAAAAGATAAGCATGGCCATAAACTCAATGGTACCAAACTTATCTTTGCCCTTTGCATTAGCTACAAGCATCTCGCCAAGGTGCAGCCCAATCCTAAGTTTAAGCGTCTTACCCGCTATATTTATTTCTATCATTAAATTCCGTTTACAGGCGTACCGTTAACCGCGAAAGTGGCATCAAAGGCTACGAAGTCATCAACGGGAGCCTGAATGTTTAATGCGGTGAATACCCCGTTACCGCTAAAATCAAGGACTATACCCGCCGTTGATAGGTCACCATAGACAAAATCTAAACTGGTACCGGCTGCGAACCAATCCCAAAGCTCATTGTGGCTTATGGTACCGGCTGCTGGTAAGAAATCAGAAACGCCGCTCAAAGGAATTTCAAAGGATGGGGTACCTGCTGTTTTTAGTACGCCGCATTTTGTTGCCCTGCTTACCTCGTCACTTGAACCATCCAAACTTAGTTCCTCGTTACAAACTACAAAACGGAAACTTCCGGTACTGCCTGTTTGCCTTAAAAACAATTTAATTAAATTACCGCTTCTTGGTGTTGCTGTTGGCATTTTATTTTAATTTACTGATTAATTAATGAGTTAAATATCATTGTTTTTTGATATACGGAAACACTGTTATCATTACTTGCGTTTTCGTCCGAACTCGACAAAACACAACCTGCATGATTAAAGTTTTCTATTAATAAATAGGAGTAGTTTTCAGGTGTCATTATGGTTAGGATATTGTCGCTAATATCGTCAATCCTTTTCCTTCCCCCAGCTTCTCTGTATTCATTGTATAAGGTTATGGTTATAGTTGCATTGTAAGCAGACATGCTCTTTATAGCCCTTTGCCGGCAACTAACGGAAACCACCGCATAAGGTGTAACCGCACTTGATAACGGAACCATGCCATATGCCTTGAAAGGTAATGCAGTGATGGCATTTATAACCGCATCTCTTACAAATCTGTTTGGATCAATCATGATTTTTTTCGTATTGCTTTTTGTAAATCCTGTATAATTTGCGGGTATACTTCATCGTATGCTTTGTAAAAGAATGGCTGCGCCTTTATGCCGAACTTAAATATTTTGTTGGCAATGGCATAGGCTATCCGCTTAATATTAACGAGGTCATTTTTACTCGCCTTCATTTTCCTCTGCGTCTTAACGCTGAACCTATTGCCTAATCCTTTTCTTACTACCCACTCCATTATAGCCTTTATGAAGTCCCCTTTCTTACCGCTTGCACCCTTAAATTTAGCGGCTATATTAGCCCGTCCGTTAGCTTCAAACTTACTCTTAGTTCCGAACTCAACATAAGGCCCGTAAAACGTATTGACTTTAATTTGTTTATTAAAGGGAATATATGTTTCGGCGAATATGCTACCCCTTAAAAGACCTCTATCGGCAGGTGCCAACAATTTCGCTCTTTCCTCAATCCGGTTTGCACCATCACTCATTACCCTGTCAATCTCCTGTTTCTTATCTTCGGTCTGCTGATTTAGCCTTCGCAAAACCTGTGCTAAATTCTTTACCTCGAACCTCATACATATAAAATTGTAATACGTTCTGTGGCGAAAAATATATCACCGGTCATAAGGCTAAGGTCTGAACCGCTAACCATAACCTGACCTAATCCGGGTGATGAAATTACTACCGTTCTTTCGTTACCATCCCTGAATATCAGATACACCTTTTCCACGCCGTCAATGGCCGGAATATTCAGGGTTGGGCTATCAGATGGAACGGTATAATAAAGAACAGTAAGGCCACCTGCACCGCTCGGCGAACCGCTGCCGGTATCATCCACGCCCACGATATAAACGCCGCCTAACTCTATCAACCTTTTGCGGTCCCTTTCAAATATATTGTCTATGTCAATGGCTCCGAACCGGCTCACAATGAACATATCCCGGGTCCATGTAAAATCATCCCGCCAATTAACTTTTATATTAAATTGGTAGTTGGTTGCTACCCTTTCGCTTATAATATAATCGGTACCCGCGGTCTGATCTATTGTTGCCCACATCGGAGCATTAGAAAGCAATTCCGGTGCAGCCGGCACGAACTCGCCGAAGCCATCGGCAGCATATGTATAACGGAAAACTAATATTTGTTCTGTATGTGGCAAAGTAGCTTAAATTTAATTTAGTCCAGAATGCACCAATCTTCTGATAAAACATCTGTTTGACTTGCAAGCCACGGTACCAAATGTTTATCTGCCGTAAACATATAAATATACGGTAATGTCATTTTACTATTTGCATCAGGTACCTGCAATTTTAAGTACATATTTTTCCCATTCCATCCCTGTCTCGAAACTGATTTACCTGCTTTTAAGGCTGTAATCGCTTCACCAAAAGTTTTATTTGTTAACATTTGTTTTTTGTTTTATTTAGTACGAATATATTTAAGTCGTTTATATCACCAATGGTTACAATGGTTTCACCTTCTATTTCCTCGAACGTTGCTGTGAGTTCCATTAAGATATTATTAAATTGTAAGCAAGCAAACCCTTTACTTCCGGTGCCATCATTGCGCCCCTGTCTGCATCCCTGTTGTTATACATAAAGCCGCCCTGAGCCTTTATAGCCTGTTTAAAGATACCCTGTGCATCAACCCCTAAAGCGTATGTAATGCGGTGCAGTCCTACCTCGCTGCTTTCAATACTGATGCGGTTCTCACCGATGGCTTCATATTCATTATCCGCCGCCAATAAATCCACCCATTCACTCGGGCATTTTTTCCACTCTACTTTTGTTATGGAAGCAACCGGCGCAAATGGTAGCTGCATGGGCTTGTGGCCGCTATTCTGGAAGGTAGCAATGGCCGTTTTAGTTAGTAGGCTAACCGAACACATTTGCTCGATCATTATCCTGGCAGCCGTAATGAACATAGCTAAGGGAGCATCATAACCCGCACCCTCAATTTGTAGGTATGTCTTTAATTCGGCCACCGTCACGACCTCGGTAGAACCTATGTCCGTCAGCTTTATATCTTGCAAAATCACACCCATATTTATAAATAGGTGCAAAAAAAGGTGGAACTAAATAAACCTTGTGTTAGTTTATTATGTATATTTGTATAAACTTAAAAATAAATATTATGGCAAACGAAAACAATGATTTATCGACATTTCCGATTAGATTTGAGCATCAGGAAAGGTATGCGGATGGTACTAAGGTTACAAAGATTGAAACGCATTTCGGACTAACGAAGCTGGAGTATTTTACCGCTGCTGCAATGCAGGGTCTGCTGGCAAATAGTCCTGATTGGTCTGAATCCGAGCAATCAAAAAAATGGGTTGCAGTACAAGCCGTTGAATATGCAACAAAAACCCTAGAAAAATTAGAGTCCTTAAAAGCATAACCACCTAAGCGGCCTTGACATCAGTTAAGGCCGCTTTATCAATAAAAAACCCCCAACGTAGAAACGCCGGGGGAACTTATAAACCCTAACTAACTGTAATATCAAATATTTATCAGCCATTCGATTAACCCGTCCGTATCCCTGTGATACCTTTCATATACATTAATGATTTTCAATTGATGGTGCCGGTAAATGCTATAATATTGAAAGTAATATTCAAGCCTTTCGTTAAATTCCCAATTAAAGTTATAGCATATACCCAACTCATGGAACGCCGGGATATTACTCCCCAATACCGGTACACCCAAACTCATTGCTTCCAGCGCTAAGGTAGGCATTCCTTCCTTAAGCGAAGGCATTATAAGCAAGGCAGCAAGGCTCAGCATCTCCGTTATATTATAGCTGCCTTTTATGTATCTTATGTTATTAGCTTTGCCGGTGATCTGCGTATTGTAACCCGCATGGACGCCTATAAACTGCCTATTGGGGTTCTGCTTTGCCAACCCTTCAAGCAATCCACCGCCTTTGTTTTGATTGCAGTTTATAAGCATAACCGCCCCATCTTCGTTAGCGGGTAGCGGGATGGTACCGGCGTATCTGTTGAACGGCCAAAACACCCGGCTGTCAATGCATTCGTAATTAACGGACTCCTTAACGTGCTGAGCGCAATAAATTACCCTATGTTCTTTAACGCTCCAGGGTTCCTTACTCTGGTTATGCTGGATAAAAACAATGGGCTTGTTTAGGGGGTTGCTACGCATCTTGCCGGGTACCGTTATGATAAGGTCACACCATCGGTAGTATCCAATGTAGTAATCACCGCAAATGGCCTCCGCCCTTATGTTCTCAAATACCTTTTCACCGTTAAGGTTAGAACACATAAAAATAACCTCATGCCCCCGGCTTACCAATTCCTTAGCGAAATTCTGATGGTAAACGGTTGCGCCGTTCTGGTTTACCGTGATGTGATCGAAGGTGACGAATAGTATTTTCATAAGTTGTTTTTAATATTAGTAAATAAAATAGGGGTGATGGTGCTGCTCCCTCCGTTCAAAGTGGTTCACCATCAGGACGCGGAGCCGCTTCTGTCCTTTGTACCCCTACTTATCAAAAACCATAATCGTATTCTCAAACCAACTGCAACCGCTGCACCTGGCTCTAAGGTATTCACTTTGCTCAGCGTTATAGTTCCATGCACGGTATGCCATTTCGTCAATGATGTAATCGTTAGGCTGGCAGTTCACATGCCCGAATCCACCTTGACCCGGTATTGCCCAAGATAGGATTATTTTCTTAGTTGCTGATTCGCAAATATTATCCAAAACAATCTGCTCGAACTCCTGCTCTATGTGTTCGCCGACCTCGAGGCATAGCACGGCATCAAATAGGGCATAACCATACACCCCTTTAGTGACATCGTATTTATCAACACCAAATAAGTCAATTGATAACTGAGGACTTATGTCCGTAGCATATACTACGAAACCACGCCTATTTAAAAACGCTGAATAAAAACCAGGCCCCGCTCCAATATCAAGCACATCAAAGACATCAGAATCCTTCAACACCTCCCCAATACTATGCGCCAACTCGAGACTAAAGGCATGTTCTTTAATTGCGTCTTTAAGTTCCCAACCACCGCTGTATCCCCGTACCTGCTTATTCAATCCTAAATGTTCAATAAGTTGATCCTTATCAAAGCCTTTTATTTTTTCCCAATATTGATGGCTTGCTATACTGTCCGGGTTCCTCATTGTGCTGTCAGGCCCCCTAAAATGTTCCATGTGAAACAATGCACCAGGTACGCGCTGTACATTCAACCCCAACAAATTGAACCGCCAAAACCTTTCCGCATCTTCCGGGCTATAGCTTACAAAGTTTTCGTTTTCGCCTCCCGCATCAATGAACTTCTGCTTATTGTAACCAAGGCAACCGCCCACGCTAACCGCTCCGCCGAAGCCCGGCCAATGCTCGCCAACAAGGGGTTGCAGGGTATCGAGGTTAGCGGATACCGATGCGAAGTGCTTGCGATCAACGAGCGCAAAGGTGCCATCATAGGGATACACTACATCGGCTCCATTACGTAGCTTCTGCATCATATCGAGAAGCTGAAACGGGGGAATGATAACGTCCGCATCTATGTTTATAACAAATTCGGTGTCCGCCGCATTAGTCATTAGGTTCAATGCTTTGGTACGGTGAAACTTGCCGTCAAAATCAAAGTGCGTATCGCATTCAGTAAGATTTGTGTTTATTTCCCCGGCTATAAAATAAGGATCGAAATATAAAGACAAGTAAGTGGAAACAAGTTTAAGGTTTTCGCTCCTGTCTTTGCTATCAATCATAAACGGGACAATAAAAGTACAGTCTGGTGCATCTACTACACCCTCTTTCCCCGTATCCCATTCCTCCGGGAACAGATCAACCACACTACAGGAATCCTTTAACGGCCCGGCAAACCATTCCTCGGGTCTTACTACCTGGCCACCGCTAAGGTAGGCACCCCACCATGAAAACGTACTGTTGGCCGTGATGTGTGCTTTGTATTCTGCCATGTTGGATAGTTCCAAAATGGGGTCCTCACTGTGCTGGCAATGGCCGCTGTGATGTAGCTTAATGAAAGCGTGGTCATCGCTGAATGCCATTATAGGTATTAGGGGGAAGTTCCAATAATACGTGCTTAGGTAGTAAGTCATAGGAAGCTGGTAATAGTTGGCATTACCGACATAGTCAGTACGGCGGTAATGTATTGCTACACCGTCAATGGTTCCCGGCTTGCAGCCCTTTGGGGTAAGGTATTGCCGAATCAAGTCCTCATATCCATGCCAATATTTAGGGCTTTGCAGGTAGCCGGTAATACTGACTACATCACTATGTAAAGGATAGTTCGTGTAAGTATAATAAAATTCCTTTATACTATAGGTCGCCGGTTCTATATCCCCGAAGTATTCATCAGGGATATTAAACCGATTCCTGTATTGCCACCCCTTCGGGATCCGGGGTGTATAGCCGTTTCGTAGGGCTATGCCTATTAGTGATGCAATCGTAAAAAGCTGGTTACCTAAGCGGCCACCGTTGCCAATGTTTGGTAGTTGTAGTAATTTCATTGTTAAGATTTAAGTAAAATAATCATTGTATCAGTTGACAAATTTAGAAGGCAACAATCCACCCTGTATTCAATGTCGTTATGTTCAACCACATCTTCAGTACCCAATGTAATCAGGAAATCATATTCCTTTATAATGCGACATTCTTTTGCTATAATAATTTGTGTTTTCATAAGTTTATGCAGACGTTTATAAGGCGTTTCAATTCCTCTTTGGTTAGTATTACCAATTCAAGTTCCATGCGTGACATACCAAAATCATTTATTGGTGTTATTACAAAAGAATCCTGTTTATCTTTCGGCAGTTGTTTAAACATGCCATGAGACAACTCTCTTTTCCAATATTCTATGTATTCAACTAAATCTTTTTTATAATGTTCTGTTTGGATCGTTACGCTTGACTTATACATAGACATTTCCAATCCAGCAACTTGCATTATAGTGTTTATATTTACATCGCTATCCTCTCTTGTACGCGCTTTGGGAATATCTTTTGGTATTGACTTATTGTAGCTGTTACAATACAATTGCAGCACGAATGCGAATGCTACCAAGACCCAAGCAACAAGTGCCCACTTTGTATTAATCGGTATAATTACCATTATAAGTATTACCGCTGCTAAATAAGCAACTACTACTTTTAAAAAGTCTTTTTTCATTTTATAAGTTTTAATTAGTTAGAAATGGGTATGGCATCCGGTATCTTGCCATTTTATTCTTTCCTGGTTATTTGGCTTTTCAAAAACACGATGCTTTTTTATTGTTTCCACCCCGCAAAGAACACAGGATTTGATTTCGGTTACATACCAATATTTAGCCGCCTTTTGAGCCTTGGTTGCTTGTACTATGGTTTCGGTAGTCATACAGCCCTCCTTTTCGCCTTAACCCACTTCTGGCGCCCGGTACTTTGTAACCATTGCCCGTATTCCTTAGGGTCGTTGCCGTTTCCTAAATATGACCTCTCGACAATTCCAGAAGGATTAGGTGGGGTATCATTTCCACGCCTATAAGGTATCGGTTCGCTTGCTTGATTTTGATGGCAGGATGGAACCTGCATCGCAGTCTTACCTATAAATGCAATCTTTTCCATTTCATAAGTTTAAAGCGACCTTAACCCTCGGGCTAAGGCCGCTGTTATTTGGCAATAGTGCCGGGTACATGTTATTATGCAGGTTCATCTGCGGGTTCAATTGCCCACAAATTTACATTTCTTTCTTTACCATTAACGACCATGGTCAATGATTGCATTTCTCCTACAATGATGCTAATTCTCCACTCGTCAATTTTTGTGTAGGATATAGGACGGGCAGTTTTGTTCCTTATAAATAATGGCATGTCTTTCACTTCTCTATCTTCCCACCATTCAAGTCTTTTAAAGACTGCGGGATAATTGTCAAAACCTGGTTCCTCTAAATGCACAGGTTCCAATTCAGTGTATCCATGAAAGCGTAGGTCAAAAAAAACCAAATTTAAAGTTAATATGTGACCGATAGGCATTGAATTTGGACATCCTGGATAGTTGCCAATTAACTTGTAACGAGGCATTAGTAAATCTTCATTGGACATTTATTATAAGTTTGATACAAAGATAACCATTAAACAAATAGAAAGTTAGTTTATTTTAGTTAAGTTATCCACATAAAAAAACCCCCACACGAATGCAGGGGTCTTTTATTATGTAATCAGAACTTTAGGTAACACTATTCAGATCACCCCAAATAAACGCGGCTGGCTGCAAAACGGCCAACACCACACGGGCTTCAACCTTCCAGGTTACGGTGTTGTTGTCGAAATTATCACCACGGTCATCGGTCGAAACGCTCAGGCCATCTGTCTGCCCGATCGTTACACGGTTCCAATCACCTACCAAAACCTTTCCTGCTGGAATGAAGGTAGTCTGAAAGACCGGTATTCCGAAGATGGAAATGGCACCTGTATTGCTCAACACAACACCCGGAGGTAATGTGTAGTCACCACTTGTCGCTCCTTTGTTTACGAATATTTTGTAAACATCGGCGGGATTAATCACGATACCGCTTGCCTCGTAATTGGTTGTTCTCAGGTTGGTAACCCATCCCATTATTTGCTCAATGTCTGATGTCGGTGCGCCCGGTATAATCCGGCTACCCGTAGCTGCGGCAGCTAATGATGCGTAAAATGTGCTGTCCTCTTGGAACAGGTATTCACGGAGCATAAATGTCGGCATGAACCCCTGAAGATAGGGCAAATCCTGCATCATTTGTTTTGCAACCGGAGCCAAACCTGCAAGGTATTCGGCGTTAACCGTAATCATCTCAAACCTGGCATTTATAATGCTTTTCTTTTGCCCCGCCGTCTGAAAAGCTATTGCGCCCTCCGGAGTACGTTCCCGTGGAAACTGAAAAATACCGGTACCAAGTGGAGTGATGCGGACCAATGACCGGAAGTTAACCAGCCTGTTAGGAATCTGGTTTAATGTTAAGTCATAGGTAGTCACTGCACTACCGGCCAACAGGTCATCAGCCACGGTCATTGTACCAACGGCTTTTAATGCACGGTGTACGCTTTGCGGCGTTCCAATGTTGAATTTCGTAAGTGTTTCCCCTTTGATGTTAGTTGCAATACCGTCAAAAAACAACTCTCCAACACCCTTTGTAAAATTGGGTTGGCCGATCTGTCCGGCTTTCTCATTCAACGCCTTAACTGTTTTGTCAATATCGGCCAGACTTGCGGCCATCGGATCCACGGCAGCCTTGATCTGCAGTGCCGTGGCAGTATCGACCTGCTCTTTGGTCATCATTCCGGCCTTCATGCCTTCAATGGCTTTGAGGACAATTGCGGTAGGATCACCGCCACCGCCTTCGGACGCTCCCGCATCCCTAAATTTTCTCCAAAAGATTTTCATATAATGTTTTTTAATTTATAATGATAAATAGGCTAATACCAAACCCGCATCAATCTTGCTTACCGGCTCCTGTGCTTTCTCGGCGGCAGGTGTGGTTGTTTGTAGATCAACTAAAAGCTGGCTTAACTGCTTGACTTCAATAAGTAATAGTTCAATGGTTTCGTCTGTGGCATCGGTTGATTGACAAAATTTGTCAAGTGCCTTAATCCGCTTCTGCACGGCTTCGGGATCGGCAAATAATGACTTGATCCCGGTTAACGGTGTGTTCTGATTCATACCCCATGCCTGGAGGCTGCTACCCTCAAACATTTTAACCTCGGTGATGGTGCGAATGCCATCCTTTATAAATGACTTGCCGCGCGGTATCTGATAGCCGAAACTATGTTCCGTAATGATACCGCTCTCAGCCATTAACAGGAAGTCCCGGCCCTGTGCGTGGGTACCCGATTTGCTTTCATAATAAAGGCCTGGTACATCTTCCTTTAATAGTCCTAACTTACCGACCACCTTTTGTATGTTATGGTCCAATAGGTGTTTAATTCTGGCAAAGTTTTCCGTAATGGTTTTGGTGAAGGCTCCCGGCATTATAATGTCGTTCTCAGCATCAACGGTATTGAAGCTGGCAAAATATCCCGTCACAATACCCTGCTTCATGTCAATGTCTTTGAACGCAAGGCTTGTACTCTTGTAATTGTAGATATTCATAATTATAGATAGGTTTATATTTATTTTGGGTTTATTTTGAATAAACTTACTTTGTATTAGTTTATTCATTATCTTTGTGTAACAATTGGCAGGTAGCCGGTTAAATCAAACGAAATGAAAAAAGTAAATGTATTTCAGAATTGTTGGTCATCCACCTCATATAATAATATGAGCATTGGTAACCAAATTAAATGTTCAAGTGTATCCGCTGATGCAGATGGATACTTGAATTTAGAACTAAAGGTAGCGGGTACCACCCACGGAAAGCACACCTATTTTGAGGTGCCCCGCAGAAAAGTTCGTGGTTCTGTATTCCATAACGTAGAAATTGACCTTAGCCCAATGGATTACGGTATAGGGCAAATAGGCAGTGAAACCTATGAAGGTTACCCACAAAGTGAAGTAATCGTAAAGTAACCCTCCCCGGCGGCTCTGGATAAGGTCGGAGCCGCTGTAAAACACAATACTATGGAACTAAAAATATTTTTATTCTGGCTTGTATTTACGTTTGTAACGTGGGTAGCAACTAAAATACATTATTGGCTTTCAGATACCGGTCTGAATTGGAAGTATTTTAAAGAGGACAGTATTTTTGGTGCGTTGTATTATCTAAGTCTTTATTGCGGCTATGTATTGATACCCCTTTATTTAGTAATTAATATAGGCCTATGGTGGTTCTCTTAATCACCGATGTAAATTCTCGGGGTGTCGTTGGGGTCTAGGTAATAAAAAACCCGGATGGTCAAAACATCCGGGTTCTTAAACTTATAATCCTTTTAAAATGGAACACAAATATACACTAAATAATATTAATAACATGAACGCAGATTGCAAAGGTGCATTACAACAAATAAACCAAAGCTGGAAGGCATTTACACACAACAAACAACCAATGAGTAAGGCTCAGGTAAAAGCTGTTTTAGAGTATGCTATTAAAAAAGGATATGACCATACCGGTTTGTTGAGTTCAAAAGAAGTTAACGATATTATTGACAAATTAGAATCAGATAACTAAACCCTCCGCCGTGCCGCAATAGTACAGCGGCAGTTACACACGTCCCCGGCTCCAGCTCCCTGTGATACATCACCGGGAAACAGCAGCTTAGCATTGTTGCGGGGATCCGTAAACGGTACAAGGTAGGGAACAACAACGCCGTTAAGGTGGTAGTGGTCGCTCTTGTCATCACCAACCGCTCCCCGTGTGCGTTTGTCCCTGGTACTTATCCAAACCACATCAGCAAGGTACGGCAGTCTGGCAATGGCTTCGTACTTAGCGAAGCCTAACGACCGGTTCGTTTCCGTCCTGGCTATCAATGCCGCCCGTTTGCGCTCGGTACCGGCGTTCTCTATTTCATCTATAATCTGATTATATCCGTCCCCGGCTTCAATGCCATCGGTTATGAACTTCAATATCTGGCGTTTGGTTACGTCATTCATGTTGGTAATCATGTCGGGCCACCACAGGCTCAGCCAATCCTCTATGCTTTGAAACCACGGCACCGACAACTCCCCGAACCCTTTTTGTGCATCGTATAATTTACGGAACTTTTCACCCTCACGAGGTATTATCTGCTTATACAACCGCATCAGGACCCGCTCGATTGCATCCGGTTTAACCAATAAGTTTATACCCACCATAGAAGCAAGAAGCCCGTTGGACCTGGCGGCAGTGGTGAACGCTCTGGTTTGCCGTCTTAAGGCCCGATAGATACGGCCACGCCAATATAATTCGTATGCTTCCTGCTCCCGCTTATGTTGCTGCAGGGCTTCGCGCTCAGCTTTGCGGAGTGTCATAATCTTCTGTTAGGGGTAAGTCGGCCATCATTGAATCACCTATTGGCGTTAATCCGGTTGGCAGGTAAACAATATCCATAGCGGGTTCCGGCAGGTCGTCATACTTGCTAAGCTGCCTTTTTTCGTTAGGCGTGATCCACCACATTAAAGCAGCCTGAGCAACTATCTTTTCCATGTCGCCTTGCATCTCCGGCAGAATACTGATGTCGAAATCTATGTAATACGACCCCGTATTTTCACCCATCATTGGCAGCAGCCATTGATTCAAAATATCCCGCTTGCTTGTAAGGTCACCATACAAGCTATTGGTAACGACATACTTAACCGCTGCATCGGCGTTGTCATATTTGTTGTCACTACGAAGCAAAGCAGGTGGATAATTAAACAGGCTGGCTATCCTTTCATCCGTCATTTGCCGGCCCTTTAGCAGTTCCATATCAACACTGGTCAATCCTATATCGTGAAATTCAACCGGGAAGCTAAGCCCACCTACCTTGCCTTTGTTCTCGCTACCGGTTAACCAGTTTTCTATAGCAGTTCTGAATTGACTTACTTGCGTTTCCCCGATTATTTCCTTCGGCGTCATTGCACCCCTGGCACCGCCATTCTGGTACATCTTCGCCATTTGCTTGGCGGCTTCATTACTGCCCTGCATATCGAGCAATCCGGCCCGTAATGGGCTTAATCCGTACAGGTGGGATCCATCGGTTTGAAAGTCCGGGTTTATGTACTTCCAGATATAAACTTTATGCCGTTCAAGGGGATTAACTCCGGCGCCCATCGGACTAAAACTAACCTTTGCGGCATCCATTAATGTCGCATCGGGTTCAAGGGTTAGCCACTGCGAAGGCAGAACGTGAAGGCTCAAAGGCTTTGTACCAACCAGCCCGGTATTGGCGTAGATAGGTGCCAATCCCGTAGTTTTAAGGAATAATATAGCCATCTTCCAGAAGTCCGATTCGGTCTGGTAGGTGTTAGGTTTGTGCATTAATTGGCTGATAGGATGGCTGTCGTCCATTTCATCCATAGCCGCAATTTTGGTAAGCATTGCGCCGGGATGATACGCCTTACCCGTCATTGTTTTATATTGCCTCAGCTTCTTTTCGTCTTTAACTTTATACAGGTAAAACGGAACCTGTACGAACTTATCCATAAGGGCAGTAATGATGCTATACACAGCGGCGTTACCATTGTAACCCTGCTTTATGTAGGTCATAGTTGCGTAGGGAACCATGCTGAAACCGGTACCCGTCCATATCAATTGAAACGGCAAAGGCTGACCCGTAGTTGGTGCAGCCTTTTTCTTGAATAAGTCACTAAATATATTAGACATTAATGTATATGTTTACCATCCTGAATAAATAGCCCGTGGTTTACTGAAATATGTATGCTGACCATATCTCCAGGCATCCATTGCATCGTCATCCTCCTTCACGGGTTCCTCCAAAATATTATCGTTCTTATCCTTTTTCCATTTGTAGCCCTTTATCTCCCTGATTGTGTTGGTGCTACGTCTTGTAATAAATAGGGGATGGCTCTTGCAGGTTATAATCCCGTTCCAAACATCTTTGTTTGCGGGGTGAATATTCAATCCGTTGCGGTGCAGTTCCTCGATACTGTCGGCTTCACTTGCATCGGCATAAATAAATGAATACCCTATGTTGTGGGTAAGAATAGCCGCTGTTAATTCGGGTTTAGTTTGTCCGCTTTGATATATTAATTCATCCAAATATATCGAGCCTTCATATATCTCTATTTTCATAAATACGTTAGGGTGAACGAATCCGAAGTCAAGGCCATAGACTACTTCACCCTTACCCGGCATTTCATCAATGTATTGGTAGCCTCTGTATATTATCTCCTCGCTCGCTCCCCTTAAACCTAATCCGTACACCTGCCACATAAAGGGATCGGGAAGTAGTTTGTAACTCTCTACTTTATCAATTGTTTTTTGTGTAAGGTTGCTTTGGTTGTTTTTATAGGTACTCTTTATTTTCTTATTCTTTGGATCCTCAGCTAAATCATAAACGTAACTCGTGAACTCAGCGGGGTTCCAATCTAAGAACTCGCACATCGTTGTTCTCTGGCTTAACTGATCGTATAGTGATTTCTTTATAAAGTTTGCCTCATTAATGTACAGAATATCACGACCGGGACCGTGTGCTTTTTCCGGGTCCTCCATGCCTATAAACTTTATCAGGCTGCCGTTATTAAAGTTATAAACGAAGTCGGTTGCATTCCATTCATTGAGGTCCCATATTTGCCAATACTTCATGATCTTTTTGAAGTCATATAAGGCACCATCTTTAAGGTGAGGCATTGAACGGCTAACAATAGATATTTTTATACCGGGGTTCCATTCATCAGCAATATGTATGAGTAGTTGTATTAAGGAATATGTTTTACCGGATCGGGTTCCGCCTTCATTGCAAATAATTGGGTATCCTTCTTTAAATGCTTTTTTGTTAGCCAGATAAACGGGGGAAGCGACAAAATCAATCTCTAATCGGTTCGTCTCGTTCATCTGAATCCTTTTCAATTAAGAATACTTTTTTCATGTTGTGGTCTATCTTTTCAACAATCTTTCCATGTGCAGAATCCATCAACTCTTTGTATGCATTAACATCACCTGCACGGGCTTTCTTTATAAGTGCTAAGGTCATTATATCCTGCTGCTGTAGGGTTTCTTTTAGCCCCGTTATTGGGTTCTTTACACTTTCCATCACCTCCAGCCATTCCTTTACAATAGTTGCCCTACCACGGCTCCCCTTTGGCCTTCCGGCAGGGTTCCCGCTTTGTCCTGGTTCATACGATTTTAAATTTTCGTCATTCATTGTTAACTCATTGTTGATTCCATTACTTCCCCATTGCGCTTTATTACCAATGTCGGGTCAAGTGTTTTCATTCGGTTAACTATCACATCGCAGTACTTCGGGTCAAGTTCCATGCCGTAGCACTTGCGGTTTAATTGGTGGGAGGCGACCATTGTGGAGCCGGAGCCGAGGAATAAATCTAAAATTAAATCTTTTATTTCCGTAAAGTCTGGTATAGCATAAGATGCAAGTAAAACAGGCTTTTGTGTTGGGTGTAAATAAGACGCCCCACTATCAATATTTATTTCCCAAATCGTTTTTTTTCTTTCCCCTTTTAATTTAGGTTTACCTGTTGAACAAAATAAAGCCATTTCGTAATTATTCCCATAACTCGTTAAATCACCCATTCCCATTTTCCCTTTATCCCATATAATAGTATTTATATAAACGTCTTCAAACATTTCTCTCCATATTGGGTACACTCGATGTGAAGTCCAAATATACCAAGATGAGTTTTCTTTTGAAAATAATAACAATACGGGTTTTATATCTAAAAAATCATCATCATTTTTTAATACATCAAATTTTATATCTGATTTATTGCTTCTCCAATTTGATTGATAAGACACTCCATACGGCGGATCCGTAAACACCATATCCGCTTTATCCCCATTCATCAACCTTGCCACCGTGTCACTACACGTACTATCCCCACACAACAACCGATGCTCCCCGATCTCGTAAAGGTCGCCCAATACCGTTATCGGTTCTGCAGGTGGGGTGCAATCGAAGTGGTCCTCTTCGGCTTCTAATACCTCGGCATCCCCTTCCAACTCCAAACCCCAACCCGACAATTCATCACGGTCCCAATCCGCTGCTAAGGCTTCCCAATCCCATGCCCCGGTATTGGCGTTCAACCTGATGTTTAGTTCCCTTTCATCTTCGGCACTAAGGTCAACAATAACGCAATCAACCTCTTTGTGACCTAACTTTTTTAACTCCCTTACCCGGAAATGGCCGCCTACAATAAAGCCGGTTTGTTTATTAAATATAATGGGCTCAACTACTCCGAACTTTTCAAGGCTGGCTTTTAGGTTGGCCTCCTGCTTTGCATCACTCAAACGTGGGTTGTAAGGTGCTGGCTTTAGTTCTGATATTTTTTTGTTTTCGATTACCATAATAATAACGCTGTACTCTCCACCTTAACCTTTGGTTTGCGCTCCGGTAGCTTTGTGTAAAAGTAGTTTATAAAGTTGGTACCATACTTGCGTACCGCTTCATCTTCCTCTTTTTGGTAGTTAATGTCGTGGTGATGTCTTACCGGTATGGCTTCCACGGGTTCAAAGGTCCTGCGGAACCTGGCAAAGAAGGTGCTTTTCTTGCTTCTTAATTGCATACATGCCATCCCATGAAACCAGGGCCATAGTTGATCCGCCGCGTGTAATGCCTCTATTTTTCCCGGTGTTTTGTCGTGTATGCGGTATATTTCAAGTATGCAATGGTGTAGGAGGTCGGCTTGTAGTTCGGCAGGTTGTTGCTTGCCGATGAACTCATTAACCCGTTTGTCTAGGTATAGCCATTCTACAATCGCATGGATTTGCATGGTTGTAAAGGTAAATACCTAATATGTTAAAGCCTTGTTAAGTTATAATAAATAAACTTTTAGTTTGTTTAATTCAAATAAAAGCTGTACATTTGTATTACAAAAGCAGGTAGCTTTTATCAATCAAACGAAAATGAGCAAGCAAATCACAAGTACCGAATTTCAGCAGATCCTCGAAAATTATGGCAGTAATTCAAACGTAACTATAACTGTTCGTAGCAAAGAGGTAACAGTCCTTAACAATGGTATGGTGTACAACCCCTTTAGTCCAAAAGTTAAGCAATACGGCATGGCAAGTGATACCAAAAACGCAGCTAATGCAATGAAGTTTATCGGATCGCAAGCAACGATAAGCAGCAATGCTTACCCACACATTTCAGGCAGCTACAATATTGAAGATTAACACAAACCGCAGCCCCGTAAGGCTGCACAAAATCAAAGCAAAATGGATCAGTTCCCCAAGTACTTCCGCATCCTCGATTGGATGGTAGCGGTTCAGATAAGCGAAAAACACGGAGTGAGTGTAAGCCACACCAGCGATCCCTACATTATGCATGAGCGTGTAGAGAGCCTGTTATACGTCCCCGGCAAAGGCGTACCGGTTGAGATACTGGCGCATGAATTTTATAAATTGTACGCCGAAACGCAGGCAACGCTGGCCGCAATGGTTGGCATTGAAGTATTTGCACTCGATCAAAACCCCGAATCATAATGAGCAACTCACCCCAAGGTGCAGACCAGGATCCCCGCAATCCGTGCAACGAGCGGGAGTACCAGCCTTCCCGGGTTTGGGATCCGTATTACATCGTTGTTGATAAGGACGATCAGAACTATCAGTATGAAGTACACTTCCCTGACTTATTGCTAAGCAGTGAAGCGCACGACCTCGCAATAAGCTGGTGTAAAGAGAACGGGCATAAATATAACACCTGGAGCATAGACCTGCAGGACGATTTAAAACTAATTAGAACCGGAGAGTTCTATGAGGACTATTAATTACCGGCAGGCCGCGACCTGCGTAAAACTTCATTATGAAAATATTAAAAAGAATAGGCTTACTTCCGTGGTGGTTATTATCCGCCCTGATGGAACCGTCAGAGAGAGAAGAATTGGTAAAACTGCTAAGGGCAATACAAAATAATTAAAAATGATATACAGGGATCATTTCCAGAACTATAAAAGCTACGCAATACCTAAAGCGCAATTAATCATAGCTGATATTCCTTATAACTTAGGAAACAATGCTTATGCAAGCAACCCGGCATGGTATAAGGATGGAGACAATACAAACGGTGAAAGCAATTTAGCGGGTAAAAGTTTTTTTGATACTGATGAAGATTTTAGACCCGCCGAATTTATGCACTTCTGCAGCACGATGCTAAAGGCAGAAAAAAAGATAATTAAGGTTGACGGCGAAGCAAGACAAAAAGGCGATGCGCCGTGTATGATTATTTTTTGCGCTTTCGATCAGCAAATGTATTTGATTGAATTGGCGAAGCGGTACGGATTAAATAATTATATAAACCTTGTATTTAGAAAAAACTTTTCTGCTCAGGTACTAAAGGCTAATATGAAGATAGTTGGTAACTGTGAATACGGTTTGGTTCTTTATCGTGACCGTTTGCCAAAGTTTAGGAATAACGGCAAAATGATTTTTAACTGTATGGATTGGCCCAGGGACAATGAGAGCGAAAAAATCCATCCAACCCAAAAGCCGGTTGAACTTTTAAAGACGCTGATTGGTATATTTACGGATGAGGGAGACGTTGTTATTGACCCCGTTGCTGGCAGTGGTTCAACTATAATAGCTGCTGAAAGAATGAATCGAAAAGGATATGGCTTTGAGATTAAGAAAGATTTTTTTACTAAAGCAAGTCTATGGCTGGCAGAGGAAAAGCTGGTTAAGAAGGAAATAAAAGAACTTGGATTCGCCAAATCAAAGATTGAGAAAAGTATGCTTACATTGTGGTCACAATAAATAATTAGCTTTCGTTTTGATTTAGCCCCGGTGTTTCTACATTGGGGCGTTTCCCTGTGTGGATAACTTTATATAAATAAACTTACTGCGTATTAGTTTAATGAGTATCTTTGTAAGAATAAAAACGAAATATCATGAATACTACCAACACAACAACATCAACCACAATCCTAACTCAGTTAGGCGGTCGCAAATTTATAGCCATGACAGGAGCAACCTGCTACGCTGATGGACAAACCTTAGTATCAAAGTTTAAGGGTTCAAAAGTTGCAAACATCATGTATGTAACGCTTAATGAAAATGATACCTATGATATTAAGATTTGCAAGTTTAAAGGCATGGACGTAAAAACCGTTAAGGAAGTAAACGGAGCTTATGCTGATATGTTGGTAACAATCTTTGAGAAAACAACCGGGTTAAGAACCAGTCTTTAGCCCCCCCACTCTCACACCAGGCCAACCCTAACCGGTTGGCTTCTTTGTTACCGCCCCATCACGGCCATGCAGTCCTCGTTTAATGCTGTGCTGTTCATAGGTTATGGCTTAACTCCCGATACGTTCTGTAGCCGGTAAACACGGCATGGATAACTACCCTGTAATTCGGCTGACATGAAGTCTTTCCCGATCTCTAATACATTGTGGTTTTTATCTACCCAAAGCCATTGTTCCGCAGCTCTTATTTTATCAGGTAGAATATTTGGAACCCTGTTTACCCAATCTTGCTTGCTTTTTAATTCAAACAGAAACTCCCCGTTAACTGTAATTTTTTCCATGTTATTAAATTTAATAATTAAAAATACTTTTCCTGCTGTTCATCCACAACGTTATCAAACTTCTGTATGTCTTTGAAAAACTTAACCCTGATGCTCTCCAGGGAGCCATTACGGTGCTTCGCTATTTTAATCAGCAACTCATTAGCCTCAGCATCACCAGCCGCAACAAGTTCCTCGCTGGGCTTAACCAAAAATACAACCATATCGGCGTCCTGTTCAATGGCTCCACTTTCCCGGAGGCTCGCAAGTGATGGCCCCATCTTTTCGCTCTCACGGTTAAGCTGGCTCAGCGCAATAATGGGGATATGTAACTCTTTTGCCAGGTTCTTTAATCCCCGGCTAATGGATGAAATCTCCTGCTCCCGGTTTTGTCCCTTAGTGCGGTCACCGCTCATTAGTTGCAGGTAGTCAATAATAATCAACTTTACGCCGTCCTTCTGTACCATCCTCCGGGCTTTGGCTTTCAATCCGAATAAATTGAGGTTAGGTTGGTCGTCTATAAATATCTTCAAACCGCTTACTTCTTTGGTTGCTATGTCCTCTATGTAGGCAAACTGTTCCATGGTCAAATCACCTTTTTTTAGCAGGGATAATTCAATCTTAACAGTCGCACTTATGATCCTTTCTGTCCATTGTTGATGGCTCATTTCGAGGCTGAAAATACCTACCCCGATCTGATCTGCTGCTAACCTTGCCAGGTTACCGGCTAATGCGGATTTACCAATGGATGGACGCGCAGCTAAAACAATTAGGTCTTGGGGTTGCCAACCGTCCGTGCATTTATCCAATTTTTCGATCCCGGTAGTGATTCCGCTGATACTTCCGACCGGTTTATTCATAATGTCTACCAGCCTGTTTAAGACCGTTTCTACACTTTGGGCTATGGTTGTATAGGTTTTAGCCCTATCGTCCAATGACAAGGCTGCCAGACGGCCAGAAACGCTATCCAGCAACTCAAAGGCATCCTCAGCTTCATCAAAACCTGAATTTATCATTTCGTGGCCTATGCGGATCATCTCCCGTTTCATGTGCTTTTCAGCCACTATTTTGCAGTGCCCCTCGACATGCGCACTACTCACTACATCGTTCGTTAATTTCGTGATGTAGTACGCTCCGCCAACGGCATCAAGTTTGTCATTTTTGGTTAGCTGATCCATCACCGTCAGAAGGTCAATCGGTTGGCTTTCCCGGAACAGTTGCAGGATGGCTTTGAAGATTTCCTGGTGGGCATCGACATAAAACATTTCGGGTTGCAGAAGCTGAGCGGCTAACATTACGGAATCCTTTTCGAGCATGATTGCCCCCAGGATTGCTTCCTCCAAGTTTCTGCTTTGTGGCGGAACCTTGCCGTACTCACTTTGCAGCGGCCCATTCGTTTGCTTCATTGTACGTTGTTTGTTTTGTGAAAGTTGCACCCTTTTTTACCCACGCTTTTAACCGCTCTGATGTGTTCCAATTTTTCTCAGTTTCGAAGCGTAAATTTTCGCCGTCAAAGTTCGTCCAATATTTTGCAAACTTTTCTAACTCGGTTTGCTGGTATTGGTCTTTAAATTCAAAAAAAAGGAGTTCGGAAAATTCCTTTCCTTTCCTTTCCTTTTCTTTACTCTTATTTACTTTCCTTTCCTTTATAGCATTGCCATCGCATTGCGTTGGCAATGCGTTCGCATTTTCTTTGCCCCACCGTTTTTGCGCTGACTCGCTGGCTTTCAATGACTTAGACGAAACTGCTTCCAATCTGTTTTTAATTGTTGCGTTAAATATTTTTCCGTTTTTTTCAGAAAACAAGAAAAAATCTCGCAAAACACTCGCTATTATGATTTCCTTAACACGTAAATCTTTAGAAATTCCTGGAATGTCGCAAGTTATTTCGTTGTTATTGATGTACAAGTCCTCGACAATAGCCCAATATACACCATACCCGACCATGCCGTGCTTGCGGATTAGTTGCCTGATTTTCATGGTCTGTCGGCTATCGTAATCGTGGCTAAAATATGGCTTAATCATGGGTGGTTTTTAACTTATAATAAGTCCTTAAAAATGCTGACTTTGCTTCGCCGGGTTTAAGGCAGTTTATAGGCGAATAAACTTTTTTATTTAGCATCAAAGTTGACCATTCCCATTCCAACATAAAGGTATCTGTCTGTTTTATCCTATTATGTAATGGATATTCAAAACCAAACTTTTGAGCAATTAACCCCATTAGATTGTCCTCTATTTCTTTGTAATTACTCAGTCTTTTTTTTATCGGGCTTGGTATATCGAGCAAATATGCTTCGCTTGCATCGTGCAGTAATGCCCCTAATTGATATACTTCCTGCATTCCATTACTCATTAATGTACAATGCTGAGCAACGGAGTAAAAGGTTGGCAAATGACCACTAAAGCGGCATTGATTTGACAATGCGTGGGCAATATCTTCAATGCAAATCATTTCCGGAGTAGGCTCAAATACATTTACATAAATACCTGTAAATGTCCTGATGCAATCCGGAGTGTATAAGTTTTCCATAGAGTGTTTTTAGGGGTGATTATGACCTTACTTCATCTAATAAAGAAGCATCACGATTTAAGGGTCTTTTTCTTTCACTACCATCTTTATTTAACACCCTCCCGGAATACCGAAAGTTGTAAGGTTTGCCGAAATAATACCAAATATGATCTATGATAATAGTACCCTTGGAATCGGTAAATTTATCACCTACTTTATACCGGCTGTGTAGTTTTGCATACCTTTCAATAAGTGCCTTTTTTGACAGCCAGTGCTTTTCATCAAGCTGCTTTAACTTGTCTTGTAGTTGCTCTAAATTCATAGTATTGTGTTTTATTAGTTAATTAATCACCTTCACCGACAAAAACTTTATCCATATCAAGGTTAAAGTATTCAAATAAATCATTCATCCAAATGGCCATATAATTGCCTCTTAAATTCATTTCCAGACCGGCATAATCAGGGGTAAATGTTTTTACTATTTCACAAAACTCTTGTAAGTGGGATATGTAAACAGAAATTATAATATCCGGCTTTCCTTTATTATTTTCTCTGTGCCATTCAACGCCGTTTTCGGACATGAACTTGCTGATTTGTAATTCTGTCATGTTAAGTTGTTTTAAATAATCCAATTATAAAAACTCTCCAGGTCGTGCAGATACACCTCAAACCCGGCTTTGCGTATCCTCTGTACAGCATCGGGATCCGCATTCAGACCGTCTATAAATATAGTTTTGCCATCCTTTATGCACTGCAAACAAGGCCAATCGGGTTCCGTTATTTGTAGGCATAACCAGCCCTTCCGCTCTAATCGAGCGATAATAATACTCTGTATGTAGGTTTCCATTATGTCCGGTATGGCAAGGCCACGGCGTCAATCAAAGCCTGCACCTTTATTTTGTCTTTTAGCTTAACCCATACGCTAACTTGCACCTTTAGTTCCTCAGCAACCTTGGGCTTTGGCCCTCTTTTTAATCCGCTATCTTTTTCCATACGGCAAATATACAATTAAACAAACTAAAATAAATTTTATTTATTCAATACAATCATTTAGCTTTGCATCAAACTTATAATTTATGTCACAACTTAGAAAAGCAACCAGGGAGCAGGTCAAACTCCGGCTCAATCTGTCCTCTCCATCCGGGGGAGGTAAAACGTATTCGGCACTTCTGATGGCTTATGGCCTCGTTGGTAATTGGGATAAGATAGCCGTTATAGACACAGAGAACGGATCCGCATCCTTATACAGCCATTTAGGGGACTTTAATGTTCTTGATCTTAAACCACCATTCACGCCGGAAAAATATACAGCCGCTATAAAGGACTGTGTTGATGCCCAAATGGAATGTGTAATAATAGATAGCAGTACTCACGAATGGACTTGCCTTTTGGAGCAAAACGAACAGTTGGCACAGGCTAAATATCGGGGCAATACGTGGGCTGCATTGGGTGAAACAACTCCCCGACATGATCGCTTCATTGATTCCATTCTGCATTGCAATGCCCATGTAATTACCTGCACTCGGTCCAAAACGGAAACCGTAATGGGCGAGGATAAGAAAGTAAAGAAGGTGGGTATTAAGGATATACAGCGGGAAGGTTGGGAATACGAGTTAACGGTAAGCCTTAACATTGACAGGGATACACATAAGGCCATACCTTCAAAGGATCGAACTAACCTGTTTGAGAATACTCAGCCCTTCGTAATTACGGAGGATACCGGCAAACTGATAGCCGATTGGTGTGCTCAGGGAGTTGCACCTGTACCGGATGCATCTGCCGCACCGGATGCCGCCTTATCGCTTGCAGCCTGTAAAACGGTTGCCGATCTTAAAGTATGGAGGTCGACAACCGGTGCCACAATGACGCCGAAGATTAAGGCATTGTTTTTGGTAAGGTACAATACACTGAATGATAACGAACTGATTGAGCACGGAAATAAACAAATGGAGGAAACAAATAATGGATAACGAAATAATAATACCGGTGCAAATGGAGGAACTAAACGCCCCAAGGATTATCGCCCTTTTTGAGACCACGAAGGCACAGCGCGGTACCTTTGTAACCGCCATCATTGAGGCCTTAGATGACGGCTATATCAACCCGCTCCGCCTAAAGTTCCAGCTTAAATGCATGGAGGACTTGATAAAGCAGATCAATGAAGATAATTCATTTAAAGATGCGGTATTGACCGAGGCGCAGAAGCACGGCAAAGGCAGCCATGCGTACCTTAACTGTGAGTTCTCTGTTAGGTCAACACCCGGCAAGTATGACTACACTAAAGATGCAGAGCATGTACAGCTAAAGGAGTTGCTAAAGAACCGTGAGAACTACCTAAAGGCGCTTCCATCTTATGGCAAAGAGATCGTTACCGAGGACGGCGAGTTGATCGTGGATTACCCCCCGCAATACACTGCCGGAGCCGATGCGGTTTTTATCACCTTAAAATAAATATTATGGAATTCACCCACAAAGAACAGGCAATAAACTTTT